ATATTTTTTATAATTCTTTTGTTTACTTTTTCGTATTAACCTCCTTTTTTTCCTATTTTCTATGATATTTGTGGGATTTTTTTAGATTTATTTTTGTCTTTCCTAAGTTGTTTTGATTTAAAAATTTATAGGACTATACATTGACAAATAATGTATAGTCCTATATTATCATATTTTTTATTTAATATCAATATAAATCGTTCGACTTTCTTCGACTTTTGTATATTTTACTAAAAAATTTGTCAAGTCGCAAAATACCAACATTTTCCCGTCTTTTCAATACTTTGCGACCTGTTTTTAATTCCATCTAGTTTCAACTAAATTCACCCTGTTAGTAACATATTAGTAACAATTATTATAAGTTCCAATTAAATCCATCCTTTAATCCTTGTTGGTAAATTTTAGCTGAGTATTTCTTAAATATATGTAATAATATTTTATCGATAATGTTCATTTCTACTTTACCTCCTTTTTTATTTTTTGGAGATATCTCTTATTCTATTTTACCACATTATGTTACCAAAAATAACTATTCTCTATGATAGGTATGTACCTTTGAACTTATTGACACTACTCGGTTACAAAATTCGACAAATTTTGACAAAATACTACATTTTACTATTTTTTACTATCATTTACTATATTTATTTAAGGTTATTTACTAAACTGTCCATATATTCTTCTTCCGCATAATTTAAATTATTAGTATATGTTTCTATGTTTTTCTCCTTTTCATCTATATATAGCCTTAAACCATTATAGTCCTTTCTCTCCATAAACCATTTTACTTTATTTATGATTTCTTCACACATTTTCAATTCTTCCATATAATCACCAATGAAATTATACCAAATTTACCTATTTTGCACAATAGTTATATTACATATCACTCAAAGCAAGCATAGTTAAAATCTAGATACATTCATAGTAAAATAGATATATTAGATAGGAGGTGATTTATTTGATATATGTAAGAGTAAATGAAATATTAAAAGAAAAGAAAAAAACGAAGTATTGGTTTATCAAAAATATGGAATGTAGTTACCAATCACTTAGTCACCTAATGGATAACAAAACTATTGCTATTCATTTTGAAACTTTAGAAAAAATATGTGATGTTCTTCAATGTGAACCTGGAGATGTAATTGTAAGAAAAAAAACTAGAAAGAAGGTAAAAAAGGATGAGCAAACTAATGAAGCAGTATAACGAACTAAAAAAAGAAGATGCATCTTCAATTTATTTGTTCAGAGTTGGAATCTTTTATAACATAATAAATGAAGATGCTAAAATCATCAACGAGAAACTAGGCCTAAAGCTCACAGATTTGGGGCCTAATATTTCAAAATGTGGCTTTCCTATTTCTCAATTAGATAAATATATCATACTACTAAATAAAATGAAAATAAAGTACAAAATTATAGATAATTTACCTAATAATTCTAATATCAATGACTATATGAAAAATATTGAAATTAAGAAAATACTAAATAAAATTACAACTACGGATATGGATAATATAACTTTTCATCAAGCCTTCGATATTTTACTTGATATTCAAACTAAATTAAAAAATATAGAGTAGAGGATTTTTTCCTCTACTTTATATTTTTAAAACTTGTCCAGGATATATTTTATTTGGATTTGCAATTCCATTTTTTCTTGCAATTTCTTGATATGTAGTACCATATTTTACTGCAATTGCTGACAATGTATCCCCAGATTTTACTGTATATGTTTTTGAAACATCTTGTGTATTTGTTGTATTATTCGTTGCTCCATTTATTTTTAAAACTTGCCCTGGATATATTTTATTTGGATTTGATATACCATTATCTGATGCAATTTTTTGATATGTAGTGCCATATTTTGCTGCAATTGCTGATAGTGTATCTCCGCTCTTTACTGTATATGTTGTGCCATTATTAGATGTTGGATTTGTATTTGTTGTATTTGCTCCTGGAATAACTAAAGACTGACCAACATAAATAATATATGGACTTTTTATTCCATTTGCACTTGCTATATCCTTCCAATTAACTCCTAATCTACTTCCTATTGCTGATAGGCAATCCCCACTTTTTACTCTGTATATAGAAGTCGTTGTATCAGAATTATCAGATGGACCTTCAGTTGGAACAGGAGTAGGATTAGTATTTCCATTTTTATTTAGTACAAAATCTTTATATGCATAGTTCATATCAAGGTTTCCACTATATCCATTCAATTTTCCCTCTGATGTAAATTGCCATATACCACAATTATTTGCATTTTCTCCATCAGGAGATGTTGCATTTCCTTTTTGTTTTCCAGCAGAAACTGGCCAATGAGCAACCCATTTATCAAACCTTGTTAGTCCTGCCAATTGATTCTTAAACCAACTAGAATTTGCATATACTATTGCATAATATCCTGCATTCTCAAATATTTCTCCTTCAGCTGTGCATATAGCCTTAAGAGTTTCATTTGAAGGCATAGCATTTCTTCCCTTATATCCATCTGCATCTTCCATATCAATACATAAAAACGCTGGTTTTATTGAATAACTATTTGCAAGTTCAACCAATTTTTGAGCTTCCTCTTTTGCTTTTTCAACATTTAATGCATATGAATAAACATATAAGCCATATGGCTTTCCATTTTGAATTGCTAAATTAACATTTCTATCAACTTTACTATCTTTTTTCCAAGCAAAAGCTCTAAATATAAAAAAATCCACTTGTGAACTTAATGCTTTTATATCTATATCTCCTTGCCAGGCAGATATATCTGGTCCTTTATAAGCCATTATTCCTCACCTTCCTCTTCATAATTTCTTAAATTTTCTGCATTTCCTAATTCTATTGCTAATTCTTTGCCTTCTTCCATATTGCATTACCTCCTTATAAAAAATAATACTGGAAGATTTTTTATTTTTCTTCCAGTATTTTAAAATTACAAGAAATTTATTCTTGTATTAAGTTATTGATTTTTAGCATCATATAATACAGTAGCGGTACCAATTCCACCTAATGCAGTAACAACTGCTTGTATTATACTATTTGCATCTAATCCCTCAATATGAATTATACAACCTATTATTGTCGCTATAATTCCTATCAAAATATTTTGTATTGGAATAGGTAATGTTTCATTCCATCCAAAATGCTTTGATATTTTACCTAAAATATAAGTAAATAATGTTGTTATAACATATACTAATAATTGAACTGTCATTAATTTTCCCTCCTTTCTAAATCTTCTATTCTGTGATTTGCCACCTTTATTTGTTCTTCCAAAACAGGAACTCTTTGTGCAAAATTATTATGTGATCTGACCTCTCTTGTAAGTTCTTCCAATTTTGTATCTGTTACTGCTTGTTGTGTTGATAATGTATTTTCAATTTTTTTATTATTGGATAAATTAGAAAGGACTACTCCTACAAGAGATAGTCCACCTGTTATTATACAACCTATTATCGTTTCCATTATTGTTCCTCACTTTCTTTAGTATAAAGAAGGAGCCCTATCTAGACTCCTCCTCCAATTTTTCTTTTACTTTTTTTCTCCATAGTTTTGGAACATCTTCAATTGTCATTGTTTTTAAATCTCTAATTTGAATTACATAAAAATTAACCATTGCCAAGTACCTCCCCAATTTCCATAATTGCCTGTTCTAATGCAGAAATTCTTTCTACATCCGGAATTGCCACAACCCTTTTTGCATTTTCTTCTTTTGCAAATTTCAACCATTCATCATAATTTGCTTCAATACTTTCTGCAAGTGTATCTCTACTATTTACTTCTACTTCATACATATCGTATAAATATCTTGTTGTTTCTACTCCATCTGGATCTGTAACTTTTTCCTCTATTATATTGTCATAAAAAAGAACGGTACATTTACCGTTCTGATGTTTGCTTATTTCAAATTTATTTGGTTTTATTGAATTTTCTGTTTGCATAGCTCACCACTCCTTTTAACTTATTTATATCTATATATGGTCTTATATATTTTTGATTAAAATTGTAACTATTGCAATGTTTAAGCCAACCATAATAACTTATCATTGCTGAAGCATCTGTCAAAGTTACCTTATTTCTTTTATATATTCTTTTTGCCCTTCTTTTTATCCTTAAAAAATTTCCACGCCTTAAAGTTGTATATCCTCTGTAATATCTATACCCAATAAAGTCAACTGGCCTACTATCAACTTTAAATAGTTGCCAGTTTTCTTTTAAATTTAGGCCTTCCTTTTTCAACTTCAATTCTATTTCATTTTTTATTTTCTTCAATTCCTTCTTGTTTCTGTGAAAAAGTAACATATCGTCCATATATCTTAAATAGTATTTTACCTTCATTTCTTCCTTTATAAAATGGTCTACATCTTGCAAATAAAAATTTGCAAACCATTGTGAAGTATAATTTCCGGATTGGAAGTCCACTTTCAGAGCTATCAATTATTTTATCAATAAGATCTAAAGTATCCCTGTCTTTTATAACTCTCATAAACTTTCTTTTCATTATTTCTTTATTTATCGATGGATAAAACTTTTTCACATCAAGTTTCAAAGCATATTTTGTATTCTTTCTATCATTTACTAATATTTTTTTTATATATTTTCCGCCATAATGTATGCCTCGGTTTGGAACTGAAGCACAACAATATTCATACATTCCCTTCATTATAAGTGGTTGTATTTGCTGCATCAATGCCCAATGAATAATCTGGTCTGGATAAAATTTAGGTTTATATATAATTCTTTCTTTTTTTCTTACACCATCGTGAATTAGCATTTTTATATACGGACTTGGTGTATATGTTTTATTGATAAGCATATTATATATTTCATCCACATAAAAATTGATATTGTCTAATATTTTAACTACACCATTTCTATCTTTTTTTCCTTTTGATGCATTTATAATAGCTTTTCTAATATTTTCCTTTTTGGTTATTTTTTCATATATATTTCCTACTCTTTTCACTTTTCCTCCTGGTTTTCTTATTTCGTCTACTGATTTTTCGCTCAAAAGGAGCTACTAGACCAGTCCAGTCTCGACTCAATTTTTAGCAAGTGCTATGGAAAATGATGTGTAAAAATAATTTAAAATAAGTAGGCGAGCCCCGTAATTCCAGTTCGAATTGCCGGAACCATTGTTCAAATTCAAGTAAAAGAACCCATCATTAGCACCATTGTTGAAATTACCCCCAGCAAACGCTAAAATTCAAAACGACAATTACAGGATCGCACACATCAAATCCCCTGTAGGATATTATATATATTTTTTTTCAAAATTTTAACTACTCTTGAATTAAGGTATTTATAATGGAGGCTGGCCGCCCCCATACCCCTGCTTATTACTGGTATTTAAGAAGGCGAGCCCCGTAACTCCAGTACGAATTGCCGGAACCATTGTTCAAAGTCAAGCAAAAGAACCCAACACCAGCACCATAGAGGAAATAACCCCCAGCAAACGCTATCCTGTTTCCTTCTGCACACCAGTAATAATCACAGATTCCAGTTCCGGAACTTCCATTAGCTTCTATCGGTATTTCAATTTCCGGATAATTTTCATCATAACCTAATTTGCTTGGATAACATTCTGATTGTTTTAGATTTGTATATCCAATTGGTTGATATGGTGCAACAAATTTATCGGAAGCATATTGAGTAGGATCATCACAAACATATGCTACATAATCTTTGATATTAAGTCCATCTATTGCTGTCCACATATTACTAAATACATTCTCAATTCCTCTATATATAACTGAATGACATCCGTCATTTGATAGACAACCTGATTTCATTCCTAATTCATCACATTGTCCTGCTTTCTGACCTATTCCCCACAAAGCATTTCCTATTGCTATATTAACGGCAGCTCCATCAAAATACACTGCCTTACCAGTTACACTTCCATTAGAAAATTCTTCTATTTTGGTTATTGTTCTTTCTGATGCTACAGAATTATTCCAAGCATCAGTTGCTCCTATTGATACATTTCTACCAACATACATATTACTTGAATTTGCTACAATTATTCTGTTAACATTATTTTCAGCAATTAAGGCTTTTTGATTAAACCATTCAGATACTCCTCTACCTAGTTTACTTTGAGAATTATAGTCAGCATATTCAACTAAATACAACAATTGTAATATAAAGTATCTAGTATCCATTTGACAAAATCCTTCGCCTACTGCAGTCGCTAAAGTTCTAAATGCTGCTATTGTTTTGTTATATGCAGGAATTGTTCCACTAATGCTGTGAGCATTTCCTTCGGCATCTATGCTAATTCCATATCTACCAACAGAAAATTCTTTACTATGTTTATAACCTGCTCTATTATAATCAGATATATAAATATATTCATAATCACCTTTAACTTCTCTTTTGAACCAAAATTCTGGAATCCTTGTAAGTACTTCTCCATTTGATCCATCAAATTTAAAACCTGGTTCTCCATAAAATGCTGTTATTTTTTTATTTTTCGTATCATAATTATATGTAATTATATCAGACCATGGATATAAATTATCAAAATCGTTTTGAACTTCATCCCCATTTTTTGTTGCATTTGCAACCAAACCTATATTATCACAAATTCTCTCCCATTTTGAAAGAACATTATCTACAATTTTTCTTCTAATACCATAATTTTTCCCAACAAATTCTCTAGCTTCAGTTATTGCTTCTTGTAATTCTTTTTCAGTTACATATATTTGAGTAGAATCTAATGTAATTGTAACATTACTAGCATTATCAACAATAACATTTATTTGAATATGTTTTTCTATTTTTTCAGCAATAGAATTATTTATATATTCTGCATTACTTCCTGCATTTGCATAAGCATATAATACTTTTGCTTTTGTATCCGGATCAATTGCAAATAATCCAATTTCTCTAAAATAAAATGCACTTTTTGCATCAGTATTTTTAAAAATAAAAGATACACTTGCTTGTGTATCCCCTGTTATTTTTGTTTCTTCAATTGGACATTCTAATACTTTTGTAGTTAACGCTGTTTTATCTGCAGCATTACCACTCAAATTTCCGCTACCTATTTCAGCATGGTCAAATTGTATTTTCTTTCCCTGCAATGTTTTTGCTGCCAATAGGGCACCTTGCTTTGTTATATAGACTTTTTCAAATCCCATTTTAATCTTTACCTCCTATTTCAATATAATCTTGGCTTGCTAATTGTAAACCTAAATTAGTATTTTGATTTATACTTATATTTTCCTTTTTTTCTTCTGTAATTATATTTAAGTCAATGTAATCTTGCCTAGACACTTTAGAACCTATGCTTTCATCTGCATTTAATATAGTATCTTCTAGTATTATATCTGTGCTCGGATCAACATTCATATATTCCATATTAGAAACAACTAGTCCCATATTATTTTCTTGTATAATTGTTATATCCTCTTTTCGTTCAAATGCTATTGCATTTAGATTTATATAATCTTGACTTGATATTACTGCACCTATAAATTCATTTGCTTTTGTTTCCAACTTGTAGTCTAACATAATATTTGCAGGTATTTGTTTTACCAAGTTAGTTTTTAACATTTCTGCTGCTTCGGTATATACCAAATTTATAGTAATATGTAATTCATAATCTTTGGCTTCTAATTTATAGTTATCTTTTCCAATGCTTTCATTTAAAGTATTTATCAACCATTTTAATGTATATGGCACTTTATTATTCATTTTAAAAAGAATATTCATCCTTCTTGCTTCTATTGTTTCTGCCTTGTTTGTAATTCCATATATTTTTTCATATCTGTCTAATCCATAAGTCCTAGCAGATTTTACAATTACTTCTCTTAATATACTATCTATTAAATACCTCATACTTTCGATTTCTACATCTTCTGCATCAAAAATCTTATTAAATTCAACTACATTTTTTAGAAATGGTGGCATATATTCTACTAACTTCATTTTAATGTCACCTCTTTCAATGTAGGAATTTCAAATTTTTGTAATTCTATATTTGAAGCCTTATTATTTATAACTGTATTTGCTACATCTATAACTCCATCTGCATTTAGAATTATTGTATCTATTTGAGATTTTCTTATAATAATGGTTTCTGTGTTTTCCCAATTTTGCTTTAATTGTAAGAAATAATCATTTATTAATTGTTTTATTTGTTTTCTTACATTTTCAATAGTTGTAGTTTCAGATATTGTAACAGTAGAAGTTATAGAAATTTCAATTTCCTTAACTGTATCAACTGTTACAACATGTCCAATTGGGGCAATTCCTAATCCTTCATCTGTAAAATCAGGGCATATTTCTTTTTGAACTTTATCAATTAAAACTTGTGAGGCCTTATCAAAATTACTATCTAATATTGTAAGTTTAACGGTTCCTGGCCCATTCCATATTGGAGTAACCTTTACACCACCAACTCCGGCTATCTCTTTTGTTTTATTTTGATAATCAATTATATTTCCACCAAACCCTTGCTCACTTGTGGTCTCATAGTACCTACTTCTCAAAGAATCGTCGCTTTCTTCATCTTCTCCAGGAATTAAAATATCTGTTAGTTCTGCTTTTACTAAATTTTCTATATAATTTACTGGTATTAAATTCCCAACATAATTATTTCCTATTGCTCCAGCAGTTTCACATTCCATTTTATAGATTCCTTTTTCAATTCTTTCGGTCGCTTTATATACTATATCCTCTATTGTAAATCGCTCTCCTACATCTATGTCCATTAACTTATCATTTTCATCGTAAAATATTCCTTTTTTTATTGCATATGTTGCTTCATTTCTTGTAAGACCAACTTGGTTTGCTAATCTATCTAAATATTCTTCTACAGCAGTATCTGCAAAAACCAAATCTATATTATTTTTTAACAAAATATACATTTGTGCTAGTTCCGCTGCTGCAGGTCCCAAAGCATCATATATAATACTTCCTTCCCTTTTATCAATTTGAGTAGGTACTGTATCTAGCATTCTTTGTAGAATAGTGTCATAGTCAAAATATTCATCTAAATTCTCAATTTTATCTATATCAACTACGCTCATTAAACACTCACCACCTTTTCCGCTTCAAATTTTCCTATATTTGTAACTACTGTAAATTTCACTTTTATTTCATTTCTGTTTATTTCAAAATCAAAGTCCTTTACTTCTGTTATCCTTAAATCCTGTAATAATGCTTCGGTTATTACTCTTTCTAATTCAGGAATTACAAAAGTTGTATTTTCCCCGATTAAATGTTTTAGTTCGATTCCATAGTTCCAACTATAAATAAGATGTTCAAATCTTTCTGTATTTAATATACAATATACAGCCTGTTTCATTGCATCAATACCATCACAAAATTTTGAAATAGTATTTTTTTCTATATTCAAATAATATGTCTTGCTTGTTTGCTCTATTGTATCTTGCACATTGTTTATTACAATATTATCTGTATTAGGTGTCATCTTATTACCACCTTTCTTTTAAAATTTATCTAGTACAACAAAGTTATTTCCACCTTGCTGTTGTATTAAAATAACATTGTCGTTAATTTTTAATGCATTATGTACTGTTATACTTTTAGTCCCATTTATACTATGTTTATGTGTTAAATTTATATCTTTTTGTTTTACTGATACACCTATTTCTCCTGTGACATTATTAGTTATTTTTTGATTATTGTCATTTGGAGATATATCAGATGAAACACTTATATTTGAGTTAACATCTGCAGTATGGTTATGGTTAGCATTTAATGATGTTTTTTCTGTACTCCAGTCCATAGTTACATCTACTGTATAATCCTTAACATTTTTAGTAAGTACTAAAAATTCTTTTGTTAGTTTTAATTTTTGTTCAACTGTTATTTCAAGTGGTTCAACACTTGTTACAGTTCCAAATAAAACAGAAGTAGGAGCATTTGCATCATTTGCTCCTACTGCCATTTTTTTTATTACTTCTCCTAATGAACTACTCATATTTCCCCCTATTGAGATATAAAGTTTTGGCCTCTTAATGTTAAATCCATAAAATGTTCTCCATTTTTAAAAGTATGTTTTGCTTTTTCTACTAACATAAAGTTTTGAAGCTTAACATCTCCTAAATTCAGATTTACTATTATAAGCGAACCACCTCTAACCCTAATATCTCCTAATGCATTTTTTATTTCGAGGCTTCGTGTTTTTTGATTATATAAATCTAGTAGTGCTCTTGCTTTAACTGCTCCATTAGTTTTTTCATCTATTGTATCAAAATATTGTAATACTCCCCATTTTTCAATATTACTTGAATCTTTTGCCATATAAACTTCTCTTTTTCCTGTGTCGGAATTATCGTATGTAAGCTTTATTTGATTATATGTATCTGAATCTATGGAACTTTCATAATCAAAGTTTTCTCCAGTTTCTTCATCTATGACTAATCCCACTTTCATTCTTTCTAGGTTTTTCAAACACAATTTTCCAAAATCATCATATAGAACATACATTTCTTTTCTATTTCTTATTGTTTCATCTAGTGCATTTAATATAATATCAAATAAAGACTGATTGCTTTCAGTCTTTTTTGCTATCACATATCCTGTATTTTCAAGCATTCCAACATTCAATTGAAAATCACTAGCAATAGAGCGTACTACTTCATCTGCTCTTTTATTTACATATACTCTAGTATCTTTATTTTTTAAATATCGAAGTTGATCATATGCTGTTGTTTTAATTATTTGTTCTTTATCACGCTTTTTTCTAAACACAAACCCATAAAATAAATTTGTATTATCAACTTTAAATGCTACTGGATTTCCTTCTTCAAAGTTAATTATTTCATCCTTAACAACTTTAAATTCTAGTTTTCCAGCAGCACCTTTTCTTTCAGTTGTCCAAGTTATTTCATCTTGAACAACTGGTTCATATACAGTATTTCCATTTTGAATTAATAATTGTTGGCTCATTTTCTTTCCTCCTATGATGGTATCCATAGAACTTGACCTGGATATATCAAATTTGGATTTCTTATTTTACTTCTATTGGCGTTATAAATAGTTGTATATTTAGCACCATTTCCATAAAATCTCTTTGCTATATTCCATAAACAATCTCCTCTTTTTACTGTATAATTTTGCCCACTTGGTTTTGCTACTGCGGTATTATTAGTTGTAACTGTTCTTGTAACTGCTGGTGGTCTATATTGTTTTATTGTTACTTGTACCTTTTTTGTTGAATATTCTTTATATTGTTTTAGTTTTATTTTTACTTTTGTATCAAAACCTTCTTCTGTTGTATCAGTTATAGTATATTCTTCCAACGCCACTTTAATATTAGTATTAAAAATGTCTTTACCATTTGGAAATTTCCTAACAACTATAAATTGAAATGCAGATCTATTGACTTTTAAATTTTCTAATACACCTAAATAATATTTAGCATTTTGAAAATTATTTTTATACATCGCAAAAGGATATTTTGTATTTGGTAATACAACTTCAAATTCCAGACTTGACAATCCTGGGTTTTTTAAAACATTTATTTGTGAATAATTTATCAAATCATATGTCTTATTATTATTACTTATTTTTAGTTCAAGTTTGCTAGGAGGAATGGGAAGAAGTACATTGCCTAAATAAAAATAATATGCCATAAAAATTCCTCCTATTCATGTACTCCATCTGAAATATATTCTAATTCTTCCTCTAACCTTTTGGTTAAAGAGTTAACTATTCCATCAATATCTGTTTCGCTATCAATATTATTATTGTTAGTCATATTTATAGTTAATGGAACCGTTGTAAATCTATTTATAGTATCTCTTTCTGCTATATCTATTAAATATTTTAAATCTTCATCTGTTATTTCTTTAGTATTATTGGCTATGTCCTTTGTATCTCCAGCAATATCTCCTAGTGTACCATTTCCAAATTGTGATGGATCTATTGAGAAACTCTTATCACTTAATACATTTTTTATTGCATTTCCAGCACCATTTATCCAGTCATTTCGATGGTCTACTCTATCTTGTCGAGTATTATTCATATCTATTGCTGTATTCTGTATATTAGTTGCTGATGCATTAAGTTTTGTTCCAAACTCTCCTTTTAATTGGTTTATTTTATCTACAGTTCCATCCATTTGACTAGCCATTTCTTGTAATTTTGCATTTCTATCTATTATATTATTTGTCATTTTACTTGCAAAATCATCAGCAAAGTGTGCTGCCTCAACAGTATCTATTTGAACACCTGGTATTTTATTCAATGCTTGAATTATTCCGGTTTACTAACCAAACAACCCCATTGTATAAACCTTGAAAGATGCTTAAAACACCTAAACAAACAGCCTCTACTCCTGTTTGAAAAGCATACCAAGCAGCCATTGCCCCAAGTACACAAGTTTGAATTCCTAACCATAATGCCATAGCACCTAAAACTATCGCATAAAATACACCTTGAATTCCAAGTCCAGCAACCATTATTCCTAGTTTCAATGCATCCCAAACATAAAGTATTCCGTATGCCACTTTGTCATTAGTAAACCATAAATATGTTAGTGCAACAATTAAGGCCATTATTAAAATCACAATCCAAGTAATTGGACAGGCTAATAATGCAGAATTCAACCCCCATTGTGCAGCAGTTGCTGCCATAGTTTGCCCAGAATGTAACATTTCAGCTGCTCCTGCTATTCCATGTGCTATTGACAACATACCTAAAAGTCCACTTGCAATCATTGAGACTATATTAAATCCAACATAGGCTCCTACTAATCCAAGTATAACTGGTGCTACCGGTTCTAATACACTTAACAACCATGATATACCTTCTATTAAGTTTAATATTGCCTGTGCTGCTAAACTAGCACCGTTTATAAACATATTAAACATTTCTTGCACTTGTTGATTATTTGCTAATGCATTTATTTTATTAAGTACCGGATCCAATGCTTTTATTGCAATATTTTTCATTTTAGTAAAAACTTGATTCCAAGTCATTGGCATTTTATTGAATTTTGCATTTGTTTCATCTGCAGCTTTTAGCATAGCATTTTTAACAATTTGTGCACTAATCTTTCCATCCGCTGCCATATCACGAATCTTACCAATTGGAACATTTAAATAATCTGCAATATTTTGAACTATTTGCGGAGCATTTGAAAATACCGCATTTAAATCTTGCCCTCTAAGTACACCTGTTGATAATGCTTGTGTTAGGTTATACATTGTAGATTCTATTCCTGTTGCTTCAGTTCCGGATATTGCAAATGTTTTATTTAATTGTTCCGCAAACGCAATTAATTCATCATTTCCTTTAAATGCCTTGCCGGCCTGTAAACCTAGTTTTGTAATAATATCTGTAGTAGTCTGATATGAAGCCCTAGCATTCATTGCAGATACGAAAATTTTATTTTGTAATGCTTCTACACTACCACCATCATCTACAATCAAATTTAATCTTGCTTTATTATTTGTCATTTCATCTGACAAATTAAGCAATCCCTTTATTGCAGATATACCACCAACTGCTAATGCAACTTTTTTTATAGTAGAAAGAAGTTTATTTCCATTACTATATGATGTGTTTATACTATTACTAAATTTATCTTGATTTTCTTGTGAATTTTTTATACTATTGTTTAGTCTCTCTTGGTTTACCTGTGTCTTTTTCACACTATTATTAAAGCTTTCTTGACTATTTTGAGAATTTTTAATACTACTAGAAACATTATCATAATCTTTCTTTAAACCTTCTACTAATCTTCTCTGTTCAACCACACTAGAAATTAAATCTTGTGCTTTTGCACTTTGTGTTCCTTCTGCTGCAATAATCTTTTTAGCTTCAGATTCAACTTGTCTCAGAACCTGTAACTCTGCTTGATATGCTAATTCAGTTTTTACTGCCGATGCATTTAACCTTTCAGCATTATTTATTGCTTTTGTTGGAGCGTTTGACATTTCACTATTCAAGTTTTTAAATCCTGCCGTTGTTTTACTTACATTAGAATGTATTTTTGCAAATACAGAGGAAGCCATATCTTGTACCACTATTGAACTTTTTATAGTAGCCATATTTTCCTCCTTTTAGAAAAATAAGATTATTTCTTTTTAATTTTATTGGCTTCTTCTTTTTCATTTTC